GACACATTTTCCGCTCTGAGGCACGCATGGCCGCGCACGGGCGCCTGTCCGCGCGCGCGAGAAGCAGGGGGCAGAGGACAGATGCCACAAGCTAAGACGACAAAGGCGAAGACGTCACAATCTACCGCGACAAAACCGAAAGTGCCCAGATCGGGTGCTAAGACTGCGCCAAAAAAGCAGGTGAAGGAGCTGACGCCGGCAGAGAAAACGCAGCAAACAGTGGAGCGCGAAGAAAAGCGGCTGAGAAAAATCTTTTCTTCCTTGCCTGGAAACGAAATGGCGGTCGCGGAGGGATTGATCCAGCAGGCTGCACGGCTTCGCGTGCAGATCGACGAACTCTGGGAGGATGTGCGGCTTCACGGCTACACGGAAACCTACCAACGATCCGAACGAGCTGAGCCATATGAGCGCGAACGAAGTCAGGCGAGATTGCTGCTGCTGTGCGACAAAAATTATCAGCAAGTTTGTCGGCAGCTGCTGGACATGGTGCCGGCAAGCGGCGGAAGATCGAAGTTGGCGGCATTGCTGAGAGGTGATTCGGATGCAGAATGACATCCTCGCCTACTACCAGCAGATCAGGGACGGGCGCGTGACGGTTGGCAAATGGATTGAGCTGGAATACACCTACCTGGTCAAAGGCCTTGAATCAAAGGCCTTTTTCTTTGACGCAAAGAAGGCAAGCAGGGCTATTCGGTTCATTGAATCGTTCTGCCATCACTGCGAAGGCCGATCCGATCTGATCCATCTGGAACTGTGGCAGCGTGCAGCACTGGCGGCGATCTTTGGCATCGTGGATGCGGACGGGCTGCGGATCCACCGCGAGGTGGTGATGGTGATGGGCCGGAAGAACGGCAAGTCATTATTCGCCGCCGCGGTAATCGCCTACTGCCTGTTTGCCGATGGTGAGTATGGCGCCAAGATCTACTGCGTGGCGCCGAAGCTGACGCAGGCCGACATCGTGTATAGCGCGTTCAAGCAGACCATTGCGCAGGAGCCGGAGCTGCAAACCCTGATCCGGCCGCGCAAGATGGATATGTATGTCGCGGAGACCAACAGCAGCGTCCAAGCCATCGCGTTCAATGCGAAAAAGTCCGATGGTTTCAACCCGCACCTGACCGTCTGCGATGAGATTGCCAGCTGGCCGGGTGATCAGGGCATCAAGCAGTACGAGGTTATGTCCTCCGGCCGCGGTGCCCGCAAGCAGCCGCTGCTGCTGAGCATCACCACCGCGGGCTATGTGAACGAGGGCATCTACGATGAGCTGGTCCGGCGCTGTACGCGGTTTCTGCTGGGTGATTCAAGCGAGCGCCGCCTGCTGCCGTTGCTCTACATGATTGACGATGCGGGTAAGTGGAATGATATCAACGAATTGGCGAAGGCCAACCCGAATCTGGGCGTCAGCATCTCAACGGACTACCTGCTGGATGAGATCGCAATCGCCGAGGGGTCTCTGGCCAAGCGGGTCGAGTTCCTGACCAAGTATGGCTGTATTAAACAGAACGCTTCGACCGCGTGGCTGGAAAGCGATCTGGTCGAGCGGTGCCGCGGCGCTGAGCTGAAACTGGACAATTTCCGCGACACCTACGCGCTGGGCGGTATCGACCTTTCCCAGACCACCGACCTGACCGCCGCCGTGGTGCTGATCGAGCGGGACGGCATCATCAACGTGTTTACACGTTTCTGGCTGCCGTCTGCGAGGATTGACGCGCTGGCGGAAGAGGATGGCGTGCCGTATCGGTTGATGATTCAGAAGGGGCTGCTGTTCGAGAGCGGCGAGAACTTCGTGAATTACGAGGACTGCCGGAACTGGTTCATCGAGCTGGTGCAGGAGTACCAAATCTATCCGCTCTGGATCGGTTACGACCGTTACAGCGCTCAGGAGCTGGTGCGGAGCATGGAGGCGGACGGGTTCCATATGGACAGCGTGCATCAGGGCGAAAACCTTACCGGCATCATCAACACCACCGAAGGGCTGCTGCGTGATGGCCGATTCCGGATCGGCGCCAATGACCTGATGGCGATTCATATGCTGGACTGCGCATTAAAGGTCAACGGCGAAACCGGGCGCAAGCGGCTGATCAAGATGAACCGCCGCGCCCATATTGACGGCATGGCTGCGCTGCTGGACGCGATGTGTATGCGGGCGGTGCATTGGGACGAGCTGGGAGAGCAGCTCCAGAATAAAGATTGACAGGAGGCGGGGAGAATGGGTCTGCTACAGGATCTATTCGGGCGGCTGGTGAAGCAGCCTGCGAAAAACAGACCGGCGGCAGGCTACTACCGCCTGTTAAGCGGCTATACGCCGACCTTTTCCGGCTGGACGGGAAACATTTATGAATCCGAGCTGGTACGGGCGGCGATCAATGCGAGGGCAACACACGCCAGCAAACTGGCGGTGACCGTGCAGGGCAGCGCTCAGCCGGTGCTGGCCACGGCGATCAAAAAGGCGCCGAGTGACCTGCAAACGTGGTCACAGTTCCTTTATCGGCTCAGTACGATTCTGGACGTGCGGAACACGGCCTTCATCGCGCCGATTCTGGACGAGGAGGACCGGACGGTCGGCTTCTATCCGCTGGCGCCTGCGCAGTGGGATCTGCTGGACGTGGAGGGCGAACCGTGGCTTCGGTTCCGGTTCGAGTCGGCTGACGCGATGGCGATTGAATTGAGCCGGGTCGGCATTATGACCAAATTCCAGTACGACCACGATCTGTTCGGTGAATCGAATGAGGCGTTGAACCCAACGCTTGACCTGATTCAGATCCAGCGCAAGGGCATCAGCGAAGCGGCGAAGAACAGCGCGAGGTTCCAGTTTTACGGGCGAATCAATAACTTCGCGAAAGACGCCGATCTGGAGAAAGAGCGGCAACGGTTCGACCGGGAGACCTTCCAGAGCGAGGGCGGCGGGATGCTGCTGTTCCCGCGTTCCTATGAGGACATCCACCAGATCACGCAGCAGACCTATTCCGTGGACGCCAACCTGATGGCGCAGATTTATAAACGCATTTATGAATACTTTGGCGTTAATGAAGATATTTTGCAGAACAAAGCGATTGGCGATGCGTGGTCGGCGTTTTACGAAGGGGCGATTGAGCCGTTTGCGATCCAGCTCTCTGAGGTGCTGACGCGAATGGTGTTTACCGAGCGCGAGCAGGGCACGGGAAACCAGATCTTCTTCACCTCGAATCGCTTGCAATATATGTCCAACGCTGACAAGCTGGCGGTTTCGTCCGAAATGGCTGACCGCGGGTTGATGACGATTAACGAGATCCGCGAGATCTGGCAGCTGCCGCCGATTGAGGGCGGCGACACCGCGATCATCCGCGGGGAATACTATTCGACCGATGACAAATTAGGAGGTGCGCAGAGTGACGATGCTGAAAGTGCCGCGCAGTGAGCGGCAGTATCGCAGCGCAGAGATGCGGGCGGATGAGCAGACCGGCAGCTACATCGTGACCGGCCACGCCGCGACCTTTGACCGGTATCTCTACTGCTATGACTGGGACGGAAATGCGATCTATGAACAGTTCCTGCCCGAAGCCTTTGAGGATGTAGATATGTCCGATGTGATCGTGCAGTACGATCATCAGGGACCGGTCTACGCACGGCTCAGCAACGGCAGCCTTGCTCTGAATCTGGACGATGTGGGGCTTGCTTGCCGGATTGATCTGAGCCTGACCAGCAAGGCCCGCAGCCTGTATGAGGACATCGCCAGCGGGAACGTGTGCCGGATGAGCTGGGGGTTCGAGGCAACCCACCCGCCCGAAATGAAGGGCGACACCATCATCTGGCGGAAGGGCGATATCCGTAAAATCTTTGATGTCAGCGCTGTGAGCCTTCCGGCAAACAGCGGGACAGATATCAGCGCACGCGGCGCGTTCACGCCGGACGGAGTGATCCGGCAGCTGCTGGAGGAGCGTCAGCAGAGAATGCATCGGCTCGAAGCGGCCAAGCGCAAGGCCCGGACGGCTCTTAAAATCGCGGATGCTATGCAAACCGTCAACGAAATTGAACGGAGGTTTAAGTGATGACCAGACAGGAACAGATCAAGGCGCGGATTGCTGAAATCAAGAAGCGTCTGCGCGAACTCGCCGGCGAAGAAGTGCCGGAAGAAGTGAAGGACGAAGCCGAAGCG